ATGGCAAAAAATCTATCATTTAATTGCTCCTATTCTGAAATATGGGTGCATCCAAAAAACTGGAAAACATTAACATCACAGAAGTCTTTACAGCTTGACTGGCGTGTTGAATGTAAATTTTATGACCCTCTTTTCAAAGAAAAGTACCCAAAAGGCTTTCCATTTAGAAAAAAAGCAAATCGTTTCAAAACGCTGGAAGAACGTAAAGCAGTAATTGAAACTTGGTTGGAAGAAATTCCAAAACTACTCGAACAAAAAGGCTACAATCCAATTACCAGAAAATACATGATTGAGGAAAAGCCGGAACCAGTTCCAGAAGATCGATCGCTAACCGAGATTTGTCCTGAAACACCTTTTCTAATTGCATTGGATTTAGCTCATAAAAGTATTAAAGTTGCCGAAAGCACTTATAATGACATAAAATATATGCTTGGCAAATTTAAACCCGCTGCAGAACAATTAAGATTTGATGAATTAAAAATTAGCGAAGTAAAAAGAAAACACATTAGATTCACTTTAGATCATCTGGAAGAAACCGAGACAACTTTCTCAGCTCATAAGTTTAATAAGTATCGTGGTTATCTCTCTACATTATTTAAAGAACTTATCGAATATGAAGCGATAGAAAGCGATGTGGTTTTACAGATCAAAAAAAGAAATCATGAAACTAAAATCCGTGAAATTCTTTCATATCAAGACCGAAAGAAAGTCAACACTTATTTAAAAGAAAACTTTCCAGACTTCTGGAGATTTACAATTTTATTCTTTCATTCAGGAGGCAGGATAACAGAACTTTTAAATTTGAGAGCTGAAGATGTTTTTCTAAACGAACAAAAATACAGAGTACTTATTAAAAAAGGCGCTCAATATAAATGGACTGATAGAATTATAAAAGATGTTGCTCTAGATTGTTGGACAAAATCTTTGCATGGAGCAAAGAAAGGCGATTTTGTTTTCTCAGTAGGATTGAAACCTGGTCCAGATAAAATAAGACGCGAACAAATTAACCGTCGTTGGAAAACACATGTAAAAGACAAATTAAATATAACAGCCGATTTTTACGCATTAAAACACTTAAACTTAGACGAAACGACATCGCTTCTTTCAATGGCCGATGCAGCCAAAATGGCATCACACACTTCAACTGCAATGATTCAAAAACACTACGCAGTTGGCGAACAAGATCGCCAAAACGAAAGATTGCGAACTTTACAAAACAAATTTGCGTAAAAATACCTGATTGTATTTTAAATTAAATTTATATAATTACAGCTAATCTTAAAAATATAAATTATGTCATTTGAAGTTACATCACTAGAAGAAAAAGGTATTTATACTTTATACCCAATGTATGAGTCTTTAGTAAAAGATTTAGAAGCGAAAGAGTTTTTATCTGATGAAGATCAAATAAAACTTAAGCATTTCAAAAATAACATTGCTGCAATTGAGAATTATGTTTCAGACAAATTACAGGCAGGAATAAGATGGTCTTTAGCAACTTTATTTCAAGAAGCCGGTATGAATCCAACTTTAATTTTAGAGTTTTATCCTGGAACTAAGAGTTATAAAAAATATGGAAAAGAAACTGTTGTAAATGTTGAGTATACTGAAGAAGACTTAAGGCAAATATTTGAAAGCATACGCAATGGATCGCCGAGAGTTACAGGAACATTAAAATATAAATCAGTACCAAGTTTTCAACCTGACGAATTAAATACCGGTGATATTTTTGGAATCCAATTTGTTGGATAAAAAAAGCAGCTCATTTACTGAGCTGCTTTCCAAACTAACCAAACCAAATACAAATAAAACTATTTCTTTTTCTCTATCTTCATTATCTGACTTTCTCCACATTGATCGAAAGTTTTTACAGTAAATACTTTTTTACCAAATAACCTGGTCTTTATTCCTAAAAATTTCCATTGGTGGCGCTCCCAATAAGCAACAGCATCAGACTTATTTTCAAATTGGCGATCTTGCACAACTACTTTTATTTTTTGTCCATCAAAAGAAACAACACCGCTTGTAATTAAGCAATTAACTGAATCGGACCATGTTTGCTGTTTTGGAATACTATTTTTTATTGCATCGACCAAACCAGTAACATCAGTTTCTTTTTTTGTAGTGTCACGGAATTTGAATGCGTTCGAAACAATACTTTCAATTCTGTTCAACTTTACTCCAGACGCTTCTAATTTATTTTTTAAATCAGAATTACCATACTGCAGATATTCTTTTATTTCATCTGGAGTTAAAACCTGACTGGTAAACCTTAAACTATCTGACTTTCTCAGCTGGCTTATGTTTTCAGATTGCCGGATATTTTCTTCTTTTTGATGTTGATAATCTTTAAAAAACCAAACCGCGACACAAGCGACCAAGATTAACCAAAGTATTTTTAAGTTTTGAACAATTGCAGATACTTGCATATTTAAAGTATTATATAGTTGTTTTTATCACGCTTTTTATTTTGAAGAACTCTCCAATCTCCAAAACCTTTCTTTTCGAAGTGCGGCATATCTTTAAAAGTTTTCCAATCTCCTCCCCAATTCCAGCCGTGTTTTTTGAAAACTTCTACACATTCCATCCAATCAGCTTTTTTATCTCCATCCCAATCAGCTTTCACATCCCAAGATGCCGTTTTCTGGTCAATTATTAAAGCAATATCGACCGCAAACGCATAATTATGGATCGACTGACCGCCTTTTGCATTGGTAACAATTTTACCTGGTTTTGTTCTACCTTGAGCGTAAAGAGCATCCTGCTCAACAAAAGTTCTCAAACCTTGTGTAATTCTAACTTGCGCACGGCCAGTTAAAACTTCATTACATTCATTTATAATAATTGTAACTTCGTCTCGTACACTTGGATGCAACTCATCAATTCTTTGTGCTGTAACTTTATCCATGATTATATTTTGTTATCGTTATTGTTTTCTACTGGAAGAGGCTCTTCCACTTTCTTTAAAAAGGCATGAACAATGCTCATAAGTCCTTTTCGAATTGAATTCAGTAACATGGTTACTATATCAACATCTTTTGGTTCTTTTCCGGTCCGCATTACATAAAAAGAAGTTATGATCGAGATTGCTTCTGCAACTACTAGAACTTTCAAAATAGCATCAGGCAAAGCTTTCATGTCATACCCCAAACCTTTAGCAGCTAATGCAACAACCATTGGAATAAATAAACACATTGTTTTTGACATTATTCCCTCTAACAGCCTAGCCATTGTAATTTTTACTTTTAATCTAAACGATTTACCAATACCAAAAAACGTATCAATCAACATTAAAATCAAAAGTATATTCACGACTTCGGTATTTATGTTCAAAAACAAAAACGCTCCGTAAATCACTCCTTTTATCTCATTTCCGTACTTGGAAAGTAACTCGTAAAAACTATGTTCCATTTTTTTCATAGTTGAAATTATTAATTTATACACACTCATTTTAATTCGACTAAGTAGAGTTCATCATAATAGTAGGTTTTAATTTTGTTTATAATAAAATCGATCTTGATCGGTTATTGCTTCATCACAATGATTTTTACCAAGTATCTTATCTAAGAATCTACGAAACCAAGTATCTTTTTCGTAAATGTGAACCAAGCCAGTAATTGCTGAAATAGTTTGATACCATTTTCCGTATTTAATCCTGCCTTTAACTCTCAAAACATCATTTAAAAGTTCCCCCGCTCCAGCACATGCAATACCATCCAAAGCAAGCGTAACACTTCTGACTATCGGAATTAATTGTTTAGAAAAAGAATAATCTCCCTTTAAAATATGTTTAACAAAAGTGTACAGAATACCGATAATAGCGAACACAATAAAAATTATACCTCCAAAAATCAGTATAAAAATTTCTTTAATTAATTTCCAAGGTTCTTTAATTAATTTCCAAAGTTCTTTCATGATAGTACCCATTTTTCAGGCTTTAACCAAAAAACAGTTTTATCAGTCGAATTTCCATCTTCATCTGTTAGAAAATCATTTTTGACAAAATGCAGTAAGCCATGTGGTATTTTCGCCCACTCTCTTTCATTATGTGTTAACTCTACAATATGCCCGTTTTCTTCTTTGGTAAAAGATAGCCCCAGACTTTCCACATACATATCCAAAGCCTTAACATCTGCATTTGACAAAGTTTTTTCAAACTGCGTTCCGTACAGAGTCATCGCGTCGTTATCATCTATCAAATAGTTTTCTAACTGATAAACACGTCCATACGGATATGACTTGAAACTCACAACTTTTGTGAAAATTTTAGAATATTTAAAGCCCGTACGACCATCGCCGTACATGCCTTTTTCAGTTGACTTTATCATTTGATATGGTATTTAATGATTTTAAAATTATTTAAACGTATATTATTGTTGCTCCTCGGGTTCCAGATGCATAGACAAGGTCACCGTCTGGACTTCCTGAGTTAATTGTCTGCAAAGCCACTGGAACAGTTATTGTACATCCTGTTTTTATCGTATTAAAATTAGCATCGTTGTTTAATGTAATACCAAGTTGAGTCAATTGAGGCGCATAGAATTCTAACAAGCTTGAACAGTTTTGCATTAGCCTGTACCCGGTAACCGTTTTGCATTTCGGCATATAAATTCTTTGTAATGAAGTGCAATTTTCAAAAGTTCCAGTATTCCCTGTTGCGGAAGCTGAATTACAAGTCACTAATTCAGGAAAATTGAACTCAACAATTTTGCTGCAACTTCTAAAACAAGCCTCTCCAATAGTTGTTACTTTAGGAGTGACTATAGTGGTTATTTTACTACTTCCAAGAAAAGACGCGATCCCTAAAGTTATACAGTTCCTTAATTCTGAGATAGCAGCTAAATTAGTAGTGCCGAAAAAAGCATTATTTCCGATACCGGTTATTAAATAATCCGTATCATAATAATAGGTTATCGCAGTATTACCATTGAACGCGTTAACAGGAATTACATAAGAACCTCCAGTTATTGCAAACTGTATATCACTGCCTACTATAGAGAAAACTTTTATTCTATAAGCTGCAATACCCAATTTTGCCGCTACTAATGCTGGCGTATTTAATGTTGCAGACACTCCTCCAATAAAAGTATTCGCAATTGCTTTTACTTTTCCGAAATAATACTTTTTACTTGTAACTCCCATACTTAGACATTTACACTTACCGTGTTAGAATTTAATTTTCTGACAAACATTCCAAAAACCAAATCGGCTGTAGCAACTGTAGGAGTTGGCGGCGCAACCCAACTAAACGGACTTGTAATTGACCAAGTAACTGTTACGCCTGGGTAAACGATAAAAGGAAAATTCAACTGATTATTTAAAGTTGCTGGAACGGTAATAGTGCAGTTAGCGGTAAATAAAACTGTTTTTCCGCTCCAAGCGTTTAAAACATTACTATTTCCAATAATTTCAATTTGCTCATCGATAACTTGTTTTCCCGTAATCAAATCATTAATCTGTTTTTGCAATTTTCCAAAAGCAGAGAGAACAGTATCCGTTGCGGTTATAGCTGTACCCACAGTAAATGAAACACCAGTTAAAACATATGACATTACCAAAGACAATGTTGAATATTTATTTACAACGCCCTCGGAAATATTATCTGTAGTTAAATTTGGAATTTGACTAAAATTTATTTTTCCAAACGAATCCAAACCAGCATAACCATTTGGCTGGTTTTTATTTACTTTATCTTCTTTACCATCTCCAATTACAGGTGGTGTTGGTTCATTAACTTCAGAATCTGTTACCAAAACAAAAGTTGCATCAATTGTGTTGTCAGGTCTAGGGTCAGCTGTTGGACTGGAAATACTTTCAGCGCCAGGTATTCTAATAAATGTATTTAAGTTGGTAGCAACGACTCTATCTAAACGTTGTTTTCCTGTTGAAGCTAAAGGAAATGTTATTTCAATATCACCTGTATTAATGTACTGGACGTTATTAATCAACCATTCCCAACCAGCCAAAAATGTTTTTTTTAATCCAGCATTTGTAATTCCGTTTTCTTTTGTGATCTGGTTGTAATATGGAAGATCAGATTCGAAATTTAAACTATTCCTTGTATAAATAACTGGTAATAGCGCATTTTGCAATGCTGCCAGACTGCTAAAAACTACTCCATCAACAGAATAATTTGAAAAAATGTCTAATCCGGAAAGTTCGAAAGAAGTATCATAAACGTTTACAATCTTCAATTTCCCAGACACAACATGCGGCATAAAGTTTTTGAAGTATGGTATTCCGTTTAAGGAAAATTTCTCAGCACTTATATTTAAAATAATTATCATTGTATCACTTTGGTTTTTGAAGCATATTTATAACTTGGCATGCAGCTGTTTGAATCATTCCAACTTGGATAATCTGCTATATTTCTTTCAATGAATTTTACAACATCAATCATCATTAAATTAGCCTCTTCGCGTTTTTTATACCAAGCGTTTTTCTTATTATCATCTGTGATCGGCGTTGAGTTTGGCGTTGCTTTAACAACAAATCCATGAGAGGTTGAGACTTCCCCAGAGCTCATTTTAAATCTTGCATAACAGAAGTACGAAAGAACAGTTGAAATGCCTTGAAAACTGTAAGTTCTGCCATTAAAAGGATATTCGCCACCGTCAATAAGTTTCTTCCATGCTGGCTCATCTTTCTTTGAAAGCAGATCAAAATAAAAATCTTCTTGAACCTTTGGTTTAAAATCGAACTCTTGAGCTTCGTTTATAAAAGTTTCAAATTCTCTTGAATCGTAACCAATTGCAACTTGTAATTTTGCTGCAACTATATCTTTTGTAATTAATAGTATGGCCATAATTGTATTATTCTTGAATTACAGTACTTAAAAGCAATTTTGATGTCTCAATAGGATATCCAAAAACATGATGAAGTAAAGCAACTCCCTGCGTGAATGTGATTTGTTTTGATAAAACTGTTTTTTGAACATTCATAACTCCATTTACCTTGTCACTTGACGGAACAGGATCCGTTTCTTCATCATAATTAACTGTACCATCGTCCAACAAAGAATATTGCTTAATGGTCCAGTTATTAGTTGGATTGATGTCGTATTTGTAGTTTCTAAAAAGTTCTTTAAAAAGCATTTCCAATTTTTCTTGATCTTTTGAGATTAAAGAATTATAAATTGACTGCGCTTTTATTAAATCTTCTCCAGAAGTATTTCCAAGTTTTCCAGCGACATAATCGACAAGTTGCGGAGGAATGTTCTTAAATGCTTTTCTAATGTAGTTTGCAGATGAAGTTTCGAAATGTGCATACTTTTCAGCCTTAACATCATTTTTAATTGTATCAAAGCGAATGTTTCCGTTTTTGTTTTGCTCATCATCCCAATCATCCTCAATAAGCAATTTGGAACTTGAATTTTCAAATCCAGATAAAGCTTTTACATTTTTCTCAAATGCTTCTTCATCCTGTTTGCTTTCAAATTTTCTGTGTCTAATAAAAGTAGCATCCTCGAAACTTCGTTTTGAAGTTCCATTGTAGTACAATCCTAATTGGCTTTCTGTATCCGCAAACGTGTAAGCTCTCTCAATTAAACTTTTTGGATAAGTATATTTTTTAGATAATTTGAAGAATTTAATTTGCCCTTTATAGTTTTCCCAACCTCCCGCTGCATCAACTTGAGCTTGAATTACATCTGGTCTTGGGTTGTAGACGTCAAAAATGTCTATTTCTTCTTTCTTCAAAGACTTACCCCATCCTTTAGGAGAAACTAAAATCTTCCCGCTGAAATCGTTACTATCTTTTTTCCCAACTTTGCAAAGTGTGTAAGGAATAATTTTAAAACTATCCTTTTCATAATTGGCATTGTAGCCTACATTAATGAAAACACCTTGATGTCTTGAAACAACTTCTGAAATATCAAACAATAAATCGTTTGGATTCTGAGGATCGAACTCATCTTCTGATAAATTGATGTTTGACATATCAACTTCAAAGCCCCCGCCACCTAAAAAGCTCTCATACAACCAAGCACATTGAAAAGCTGTAGGCGAATTATCAATCAAGTTTTCTACAATAAGCGATTTGAGGTTATCTTCGCCATCGAAAATAACCCCTAATCTTTTGTTATAAATCTCAATTCTTTCTTGCTTGTATTGTTCTACAACTTTAGACTTCATAAGTTTTATTTTGCTTTATTATTGACCTTGTTCAGCTTCCTCTAAAGCGATTTGCGCTGCTTCCATAACTTCAAATGCAGCTTCTTTTTCTTCATCAGTTCCAGAAGCCTCTAATTCTTTAAACTTCAAAGATGCTGTATCGAAATCTTCTTTTAGTTCATCGATAGTTTTCACTTTTGGCTTTAGTGATAATTCTATGATAACTACTAATTCGTTTAACTGTTCTGGAGTTAACTCTTTAACTTTTTTAGAAACTCCGGTTACTGTTGTTGCTTTACTTTGGATATTTAATTTTCCTAATAAAGAGATAGCTTCCTCAACAGTTACTTTATGTTCTCCAATAACTACAGATTCAGAATCTTGATCTGATTTATTTTTAGAATTTCCAGCTTCATCTGTGTTATCGTTTTCTACATATTCTTCAAGCAACTGTTCTAAGTTTTCCGGAACAACTCTAAACAATGATCTTCTGTTTGGATTTTTAGCTAAAATTCTAATAGCATCATCATCCGTTAAGTTATGTTTGCTGTAAACATCAGATGTACCTGGTACAGGAATAATTACACCATCGTTTAATTCAAATTTTGATTTTTCTTTTACTAGTTCCATTTTGTCAGGATTAAAGTTTTTTAATTTAGAAATGTAGCCACCTATTTTAGATGGACAACTGGAGCAAGTCTCTCCAAATATTTTGAAGTGAAGCTCGAAAACATGCTTTAAAAAAGGGATGCCGTTTTTATCGTTTCCACTTAAAGTTTGATAATTTGCATCCCTTATTTCTTTTAATGTTTCCTTTTGCTCTTCACTAAGGAGTGACTGGCGCAACATACTCGTTTGTTTCAATCCAAGTTTCAATCGCTTCAATACCTCCAGTCATTTTAAATAATTTAATTGCTGTAGATTCTTCTTCGCCCTCTTTGGTTGCAACTGCAATTTTGGTAACTCCAGAATCCGCTGCAGAATTGTAGTTGTCTTCTGTGATCTCCATCCCACTTTCAAGGCCAGCGATCTCATAACTTAATTCTCCACTAATTCCAGTATCAATCTTTTTAGAAAGAGTTACCACTCTTGCACCGTCAACCAACTCTTGAACACGCTCTCTCTCATCTTCTCCTTTGTAAGTGACAGTAAATCTGTCAGTATGAATATATCCGTTACTAAAGTCTTTAATTGACAAAGCATGTTCGATAGAACTTACTTTTTTGCCTCCAGCTGGATAAATTTTAGCTCCTGTTTTCAACACTAAAGCTGTTACAACTGTACCTCTATGAGATTTTTGAGTTGCCTCAACATCGATATCATCGTGATTGATGTACCACTTTTTAGAAACTCCTTGTTTTGGTCTGTGTCCACACTTTACAGCAAAGGCACCAGCTAATTTTTCGTCGCAATTTTCTGCCATGATTATAAGTTTAAAAAGGGAGCTTTAAACTCCCTTTGATTAATATTAAATAGCTGCTCTAAATGCGTATGGATTAACCATTTTAAAGTCAACTAAGTAGTTTGCTTTAATGTAGAAGCTCTCATCATCTCCTCCAATATACTCAAGAGTAATATCTTCTAAAGATGCAGCATCATCAACTCCTACTTGCAAATGCTCTTTTTTAGTGAACAACGCAAAGTGAGGTAAATGAATATGTGGAGTAGTTCCAGTCACGAAATCGTTTCTTCTCCAACGATCATATTGAACAATCGGAGTTAAAGATTCTCCATCGATCATTGGGTCTGTAATACCTTTTTGAGTTAAATCAACATTGCTTTGAATGCCGTAACCATTAGCACGCTTAACCCATTTTTGATAATTTTTAAACAATCTATTTGAAGTTAAGATTGTATCTCCCTCAAAATCGTAAACATCATCAAGCAATGATTCGTATAAATCCAAAGCATAAGTCGCATCAAGATTTAACTGATCTGTCATAGCTCCAGTATTTTTTGTTAACGGAATAAAACTTCCAGAAAACTCAGGTAATGTTTTCAAATACTGTAAAGTTGGTAACAAACCTTTATCAATGATGTCGTAGAATTTTGTTTTTCCAGCTTCATCCGTAAGAATGTCTTGAGCTGCAATATCTTTATCGCCCATCAATACAATTCTAAGTAAATCGGCTTTCATTGCTTTAGTTACTAAATCCTCAATAAAAACAGCAAGCTCAGTTCCTGTAAGGTCTTTTCTTGCATATCCATTGTTAAGGCCCCATTGAACAAAAGAATCTTCAAATTCGGTGAAGCAATATTTAATTTTAACTTCGGCCATCTTTGGATTCCATTTTTGCGAGAACGCAGGAAACTTTGGCGAAATACCTGTACCGCCACATCCTTGGGATGCAACTGTAACATATTCAAAGTTCTTCATTGCTGCAACTTGCTTACCTCCTTTAATACCAGGAACTATTGTAAAGAATTCAGACGTATCTTGTTGGAATACATCATTTTTCACAATTTCTTTTAAGCTCTGAATGTAAATATCAGATGTCGCTAAGTCTGTAAAATCGGCTACTAATCCCATTTCTTATTTATTATTTCTTTTTTTAATTGCCTCACGTGTTTCACGGGCTGCATCCGCGTCATAGGTGCTGGTGCCTTTACCTCTGTTCCCTTGTTCTGCTGGAGGGGCTTCATACTTTGACTTAATTCCTTTACCTAACAGGCTAATTTTTTTGTCAAATTTTTCAAACTGATCTGCAATTAGATCAAATCCAGCTTCGTTGTCTTTTTGTGTTTTTGCATATTGCTTTTGAAAAACAGAGAAAGAATTAGCCAATCTGTTAATTGAATTCATCACTTCAGAATTACTAGGCTCTTCATCCCCTCCACCTTGTGGAGCGTCTTTTATTTCTGTAATTGCCCCATCAACAGTTACAATTGCACTTCCATCAGGAAGTAAATGTTCGTTGTCTTTGACTTTGCTTCCAGTATCATCGACTACTTGATCGCCAACTTTTGGCTCTTCAGCTTCGGTGACAACAGTTACGATTGAGCCATCAGCCAGCGTGATGTCTATATCGAATGTTTCACCCTCTTTTTTATTGCTGAATTTCTTTTTTAGGTTGTCTAAAAAGCTCATATTAAAATTTATTAAGGATTTACGATTAGAATAATTAGCATATCGGTCAAAGAAGTCTTGAATAATCGCTGGTTTTTTTGAAATTGTATCAAAAATTTTGGGGTTGTTGTCTAAAAAAGTAGTTACAACAACACCTAAGTCGTTAGGGTTTGAAGAAAAAAGAGAATCAGTTGCCGCAGGATCATCAACCAAATCAACTGCTTTGAATTTTTCTAGTTGATGTAATACTTTAACCTTGCCATTTACTGGTTTTTCATAAGTTTGAGAAAATATATGAATTGAATTTCCAAACATATCAGGATTAGTGTCTGCCATATGCATGATGTAATCAAACATTTTAACTCCTTTGCCCTCAACTTCTGTTTGTTTGGTTATTGAATCCAAATGTAAATCTGCATACACATTGCCATCTTGAATGTTAAAATTTCTGTAACGGCCAATGTACGTTCCAAAAGAAGTACTACACATATTAGGATGTCCGAATCTGGATTTTATTCCTCCATCAGATTCGTTTCCAGTTTTTACTAAATCATTTAAAAACAGCTCATCGAAATAACTATCATTTTGATTGTCTCCAAATTGTGCTATACAAGTATTTTTTAAAATTCCATTTTCCTTATCAACATTAATGTTTGTTGATGAGAAATTAGGGAGCGCTTTGAAATATTTAGAATTCATACAGTAACATTTTTTGTTACCGTAAAATTACTTTAAAAAACTGCATTGGTTAGGTAATAAAAATTACCTATCTTTGTTTTATGATAGTATTATACGTAATCGGAGCATTATTTTTATTGCTTGGTTGCTATCTCTGGATTAAACTTGTTTTTGTTTTGATGAACAAAATCTATCGATTTGCTTTTATAAAAAAGATAAGAGAAAATGCAAATCCATACATTCAGGAACAAAAAGCCAGAATGAAAAATGATAGAGATTATGAAGAATATCAAACTTGGATGAGAAAAAAAGGAGATGGATTTCCGCTTGAAAAAATCATTACAAGCGATGAAAAACAAGCAATTGCAAAACTTAAAAAGTACCTATGAGTTAGGTACTTTTTTTATTTTGATAATTTGGAAACTATTTTTTTTATCATCTCCCAATGTATTTTGAAATCGGCTGAACAAAAATGATAAGCATCCATTTTACTACTTCCATCATTAATATAAAAATGAAACTTTTCAAAAATTTCGAGATTACGAATCCAGTTAGGATTTATCAAACCTAGTTTTGTAAGTTCTTTAATTTCTTTTGTTTTATGTTTTAGTTTTACGTACAGCATATTACAAATATAGTAACAATAATTGTTACCAAAGTTTTTTTGGACATTTATAATTTTTACTTCTAACAGCAGTTGAAAGAGGGCAACCGCAACCGCCCTCTTTTTTACTGCAATACATGCCTTGGATTTCCGAAATTGAGTAATCAGGAAGTATCGCTGTGTGTAATCCGAACTTAGCTGCAGGACATTTAATACATATTTCTGCGCGTTCTTTCGCTAATTCTAAATTTGCCACATCATCTCCCTGAAGATAATTACTCCATCCATTTAATATATCATCTAACTTGCCCATAAGTCTGCTCCGTCTACTATTTTTGCGTAATCTTCTTGCTCATAATTTATATCTGTGACTGCCGTAAATACTTTAGGTTTTGGCAGATTAAGATTTGCTTCCGCTACTTTAGCTCCCAAAAGATCATAATCAATTCCCTGAGAATTATTTGTATTACTGTACATCTGAATAACTGATGATGGCAGGAACTGGCTTGAAAAATCTATTCCAGAATTTGCATTCATCATTCGCAACAATCCTTTATTGTTTTTAGTCGCTTCGGCAGTGATAACTGATTCTCCTTTTGATAACATCGCTGGAATACTGTCGCTGGTTCCGGTACCTGGTCCGTCCAGATCAACCGCACCTTTTGCAAGTTTAACATCTGTTTTTGTAGAATTGATCTTAGATATGTTTGCCAAACCTGCAGCGACTACCACTCCCGCAGCAACTGCTCCAAGTGCTGGCCCTACAATAGGAATCCCTGCTAAAGATTGGTAAGCTTTAACTGCTCCCAGATATGTATCGATTGTTGCTTGAGCTGTCGCTGCAACTTTACCCGCTGCAGTTTCTTTACCAAGTAAATCCGCTAAACTTCCAAATGTACTTGACGCTACTGCTAATTTTGCGTTGTAATAATTTGCATCTAACTGCTTCTTTAAAGCATCATATTTTTTATTTATGATAACAGTATCAGCTCCTGTTTTTTCTGCAGCCGCAACTTCTGCCGTTCTGGCTCTCTCAAGATTAGCAACTAAACTTTGATATTCATTTTCTACTTTGAGTGCTAGAATATCGGCTTCGTTCTGTTCGTCAATAGCTTTCTTATCTTTATCTTCCTGTGCTTTCTGATCAATTAAAGCCCTCTTTTCTTCATCAAACTTATCATCGATTGCTTTAATTTGAGCGTTGTATTCTTCAGCATTGATAACTCCCTCTTCTAACCGTTTAGTTTGAAACGCTGCCTCGGCTTCAGATATCCTATTTAAACGGTCAAGTTCCTGTGTTACTAACTCGTCAGTTAAGAACTTATTTGCATCTAATCTAGTTTTGTTGTTGTCTAAATAAGCTTGTAGTTCCTGATCGGCCAAAGCTATAACAACATTTGTTTGAGCTTTTAAATATTCATTCTTGATGTTGTTTTGATCTGTCAACAACTTAAGCTTATCGATCTCAGTTTTCTTAGATGCATCAAACTCTTTTTGTGCGATATCTAATTTCTTATCGCGAATCTGCTCTTCATACTTCAATCCCTCTGCTAGAGATTTTGCGCGATTTCCCTGTTGAGAAATAAACAAATCAAGTTCCGCTTTTGCCTTACGTGCTGCATCATCTAATATTTTTTGTCGAGCTTCCTCTGCTTTTTTTGCATCTTCAATTGCTTTCTTACGTGCTGCCTCTCTCGCGGCCTCTTGATCTTCCAACAACTTATTTTGTTTGTTGATGTTTTTTTCTTGGTTAGAGTAAAACTCATTTTCAATATCTGTACTTGCAAGAATAGCTTTCTTCAAATTATCGAAAAGCTCATCTGTATTATTGGTTTTACTTTCAACGAATTCTTTATATGCAAATCCTCTCTTTTGAAGTTCCGCAAATTCCGCAGCAGTCAACTTAGCTTCGTTTTTAATCTGCAAAAGGGCAAGTCTCATTTGTTCATCTGCATTTGCTTTTCGCTGTTGAAAATCTTCTTCCTCTAATTTAGACGCTCTTTGAAGTAATGACAATCTCTCCTCTTCTGATTTGGTTCTGTCTTTTGCCTGAATGTTTAAACGGTTAATCTCGGCTCTATTCTTAGCCGTTGCAATCTCCTGACCCTCCATAGCATCTTCCAAATCCTGTTGAGCTTTTTTAAGCTTAACGGCTTCATCATAAGCTTCTCCCATTGATTTACCCATGTCCTTAAAACCTTTGATTGGGTCAGCTAGAAAAGAACCAATCTTTTTTAGAGTTCCTCCCAGATCACTCAATCCAGTAACAAAAGACATTATACCTTGCTGAACTACTTTTATAACTGCTCCAAGTCCTGCCATCGCCTGTTCGACAAAATCTACCACAGGAGTAAAGGTTTTCAAATAAGAAATTAATAAGGCGATTGCAATAACAAGTAAACCAATACCAGTTGCAGCAATAGCTAATGCAAATATTCTCATCGCTCCGGTACCTAAGTTGGTTGCGATGGTCATAGCTTTTTGAGCTAATGTCATCGATTCTGTTCCATCGGCAGCGTTTCGCATGTTTTGCGCTGTCTCAACAATATCATCTTTGATTGGCTGAAATAACTTTGAGGTTTGTTTAAGCGCATCTCCAATAACTTTTAGTTCTCCTCCGAACAATCCACTTTCTGCTATTGCATCTTTAATGGCCGTTGTATAATCTCCAATACCAATTTTTTGCTTTTCGAGTTCTGAAACATTCTCTTTTATAAACTTATCATTCTCATCAATTCTGGCATTTATCTGCTCCAGCAATTTGAGTTGTTCCTCATCTGCTAAGTTTAATTCATTTCGAATTTTCTTTAACTCTTCATTATTCTTTTTTGCATCATTGATCGATTTGTTTTCTTGATCTAATGCTAAAGTGATCTTTTCATTTACAGAAAGAAACTCTCGATCTACACTAAGTAGATTAACCAACTGTTTTTGATTCTGATTATAATCAGAAGAAAGTCTCGCGATCTTTGCTGACAACTGGACATAAGTATCACTTGAAGTATCTCCGGCTTTTTTTAATGCAGCCTGAGCTTCTCTTGATTGGTCAAGTTCTTTTTTTAATTGAGATGATTTTGAAATGATCGCATCAACATCAATATCTAATTCTATTATTCTTCTTCTTTCTGCCATCTTAAAAATCTTCTATAACATTTACAAATTGTGATACTACATTATCTTTTGATAGGTTTACAATCCATTGAACTACTGTTGTTCCAAACAATCCGTTTCCTTTGTATGGAACGTCAACTATCATATACTTTTCTGAAACTTGAATAGTAGATGGCAATGAAAAGTTATACAGATCATAACTTCCAAAAGTGATTTCATTAGGAAGCGGTAAATCTGTATCAAAATCAATTCTAATTGTTCTTGTATTAGTACTCACATCAATTGAAATATTTTGCATGTGTGTAATTGTGATAAATGTCAACTCAGGTTCTGGAGGAGTAAATGTGCATGTAGAATTATTTTCAAACATCACATGATTAGATTGAATTGACTGACCAATCAACTCTAAATTAAAATCCCAGAATCCACCAGATAAAACCGTAATAGTAATGGTGTTTGTTGTTGGATTTACTATAGCATTGAAATATCTTTCTGGACCAAATTCAGGTGGCGGTACTATTCCAAAAGAATTTGGCTGTCCGACAACCATTATTGTTACAGGTAAATCAGCATCAGTTTCAAAATGAATAATTACATCGCAACCTGAAGTTTCAATACTTGTTATGGTAATGTAAGTACCTGGATTAGTTTCTGGCGGTGCCATCGTCTTACGATAATCAACTTCTATAATCTCACATTTGGTTGGTTTGTTTTTTATGAAGTTTACGATCTTATTTACAATGTAGTAACTGGCCAGCTTATCAATATAAATCAAGTTCTTAAATGTGAAGTTAGCAACGTCTCTTGTGGTAAGATTAAAATTTGCTTCCAATGTTTTTGATTTATCCAATAGACTTTCCATTTCTGAATAATTATCATAAATGATTTCTTGAAAGTTTAATCGATAATAATTTTCAATTTGAATTGTATTTATCGTTGTCTCAGTATTCAAACTTTCAGAACCGATTGCAATCGGACTACCAAATGAATGCTCTTTACTTCGCAGAAAATAATATCTCCCTGTCAGCTCTTTATAATCAACTGTGTTATCATCTTTAATTTCTTTATTCCAGAATTTATAAGTACGCAAAAGCAATCCAGCAACATAAACTTTAAGCCTCTCCGGGCTGTAAATTTTTGAAGTCAGGATTGGATTTTCTTCGGCAAGGTTTTCATTTTTAACAGTTATGAAACCATCGTTATAACTTGAGTTCTCTTCATTATATCGATACTTGAAAATATTCTTTTGAGCATAGTTAGAAAAGATGTATTTCTCATTTGCTTTTCCATTGAACTTTCCAGACCAATCTTCAACTACCTCACTTTGCACAATCTCTTTTATTGTTCTAAAATCGATGTTGTTTGAGTATTTATCTTTGAACATTGTAAGTCCGAAAGACTGCATGATCTCATTTATAAAGTCCTTTGCTTTGAAATCCAAAAGAGCTTCTTCAAAATTTGCATCATAACCGACTACATAATCTAAAGTGGTGATCATAGAACCAGTAAGAGGATTATTCACACCTCCACCAATGTAACCAGACAAAGGAGAACTGATGTAAAGCTTATCACCTACAGCAACATTTATATTTGCAGTAGTTACAGCAGTATCAAATGATCCTGTTTCTTTTACTTCATCCGTTGAACTTCTTAATGTCCAGTTTAGAAAACTTGAAGTTCCTGCATTGTTTGAAAAATTTCCCGATGCTTTAATTCTAAATACTCCTGTTTGTTTTATTACTGTATAAGAATTATTATTAGATGCATAAGCATTATCAAAAGCATTTGGGAATATAATGGAGTAATAGAAATGAACATACTCAATACCGGTTCCCGTTGGAACAGCACTTGAATTTTGTCCAATCTCAGAATTCTGTGATGTGATTAGATTTACAATCGGCTCTAATGTTGGAACTGGTTTTGGAAATGTCATCCAGTGATTTAAAAACTTTTCGGATGAGAAAACAGATCCTGTGTACGTAAATCCAGTATATTGAAAAACCCTATCCCACAAGTAACTTGTTCTTGCACTTGGAAGTTGATAATCTATATTTAAAGCTCCCGTTGATGTGATATTGTTACCGTTATAATCGGCTATCATATACATGTAATTTAAATCTCCAGCGAAAGAAGCAATAACATTATCTAAGTTTTTAACGTGATTCAACTCGGATATGCCAACATTTGTTAACGTTAACCCCTCAATTCCTTTATAAAAATCAATGTTACCATCGTAAACATAAATCTCATATCCTTTACCATCTGTCATTTGAGTTATATTGCCCCAGCCTTTGTAAATCAAACATTCTCCAGTTATGGAATCAAACAAATCGACCACTGCTCTTTCGTATGGTAAATTGGATTGATTGCCGACCAAACCAACTCTATCTAAGTTTCGCACATTCTCAGCGCATGGAAGAGCAATGAACTTATTTGTAAAATTGGTTTGACGACTTGAGAACTTTGCCAGGTCATTCACTTGTTTAGTTTGAGCTACTGGCTTAGCATCTGAAAGCTTTATCAACTTTCCGTTTATGTAAAGCATGTAACTCATAACGTTTGCATGTATCTGGTTGGTAAATCAAACTCTACATAATAGCTATAAAGTTTCTTCTTAGGTTCTTTAACTTGAAATGAAGATGTTTTTAAACGAACTTCCATCCAGTCGTTAAGATTCGCTTTTGAAAATCTTTCACCAGTAAATAAGTATATTTTAGGACTGTCAATAATTCCCTCAAAAATTAAACGGTCACGGTCAGACAATCTCTCGGCTGCACATCTTATTGTTTCATCTCCCGTTTTTCCTGTCTGTAAAGTTGGCGAAGAGGTGTCTTCTAAATTGTAAAAATCATTTTCGATCTCTGAGCCATACTTTGCAGTTCTAGTAATGAAGTGACGTTTATCCATTAACCAATAATTGAAACGGCCGTTCTTGTTTAAGAATTTAACGTACACTCCGCAGCGGGCCTCTTCTTTGTATAATGTCAAGTTCAGATTCTGATTAATAACACCGATAAAAAACTGAAGATTGTTTTCTCCATCTACTAATGGTAAGAAGTTCTCAATGTTGATATCTGTTCGTCCGTCCGATACATACAGAGAATTGAACTTCCCTTTTGATAAAAACTGATGATCTAATCCGTTTGAATTATTCTTTAAAACAAATGGTGATGTCGGATTATTTGGATTATAGAAAGTAAATTCAAAAGGATAACCGGACCAGTATCTCAAATAGCATGAATTGTTCGAACGATCTTCTACTGGAGATAGAATGGCCAATTGGTTAGGAACAAATAATATTTGATTTTTCTTATAGTCGGTTATCTGGTCAACTCCAACATAAAACTTCAAATCTCTTGATACTGCTTCACTTGTTGTATCAACAAAGTTTATCCTGATTATTACCGTACCCTCCAAATAAAACCCATCTGACACATCATAAGTAAATGTATCAGAGTTCGTTTCGTCTAAATTGTGAGCTGTATCATCAGAGAAGTTTTTTGTATTGATCTCTGCTGCAATGTATTCTTGAAAGTTGAAATAGAAAGTTCCGTTTGGATGTGGATAAAGCAGCACGTCAATTCCTAAACCAACAATTTGAGCTGTGGCAGGAGCAATTGGCGAATCAGAGCTAAACTGTACAATATGATTATTGTACGCAGTAAGCAACTTATCCGTTGGAATGTCTTTTGAAAATACTATAGCCATTGTTTGATTGTGTTAAAAATTGAATACAGAACAAAAAACGCAATCCACATAACTGCGTAAATGGTTAAAATCACTTTAATTATATTTCTTCTAAATGCTCTCATTATGCTACTTCTCTAAAAATCTCTAAAACATCTACTTGGATTCTACTCATGAACACTTCGCCTAATTCATCCAGCATCTTAGCCAAATCGTTTGCAAGGAAATCATCTACTACTTCAGTTATCACTTTACCTTTGTTGTGTTCATTCGGAACTGTGATTCCCTCAGTCGCTATTTTTCTAGCAACTAGAAAAACAAACCCTTTTTTATTCTCTGCAAAGTCAGCTGGTAAAATACCTTTCTTATCAACCCACTCACTTATTTCGTCAAACGTTCCAGTATCTGGATTGTACGGCGGGAACTTTCCAGAAGCGCGACCGTTCTCCATGTAGTAAGAATGATCTGCGCCCCACATTATCATTTTGGTTGGTGTCACTTCTGGTTCTAATGAATCAGCATATAACCCAGAAGCACGAAGACCTAACTCATCGTATTTTGCAATAAGCTTAACTCTAAGCATCTCTAAATACTTATTGTAAATTGCTTCGTTATCTCTAGTGTTAAAAGCATTACTCATAATCGATACTGAATTTTATCTTTAATCCGTCCATATTGGTATCATAGATGTTTGACACTTCAATTTCACTCCATGCTGAAATGGACCATCCGTCACATTCCAAAAAGGCATTATAGATTCTTTCGGATTCGGCTTCTAAATTCTTAATGTGAGTTTCATATTTGTATTCGTAAGTCGGGTCACTAAACTTAGACCTAACAAGCAACACCATCTCCCCACTATATCTATAAGAAGTTATTGCGCCGTGCTTATTGATTGTGAAACCTCGATCTTTCCATAAAAGCAATAAGTACTTTTGGCGATCAGCAAACGGCAGCTCTTCATCTTTTTGGTAATCTCCAAGATTCTGCCAATCATCCTTACCATACTTAAAGTTCCACTTAGGTTCAGTGGTTAACGCATTAAGCTGTTCAACTATCTCTTTTAAGTTTTCTACTAGCATTTTCTTGTAATGTTTTGTTTATATCATATCTCTTCTTGTCAATGCACAACTTGCGGAATATCTTAGCGTAAGCAATCCTTAACCAGTCATCGCTTTTTAACAGATCACCTTTCGTTAATACATCAAGTGTCAAACTATATCCGAACTCCTGAAGTTCCTCCGCACCCGCATTCTTCTCTTCATCCGTAAGATCATTTGACAGTTCTTGAAACTCGATCTTAATCATCTCCGATACTTGTTTTGCAATCCATCCATAAACCGCAAATGCATTGAACATTTCAAGTTTGATGAAGTCCTTTTCAGTTATGCCGAAAACGATCTTAAACACCTCAAACATATTCTCATCAACAATGGCCATTCGCAATTCAATGATATCTGACCAAGACAAAAACCAAAAGTTATCCTGCTTCGGTTTAACAACCTTACTTTTAAACACGCCTCTTAATCTAAGTTGGCTGTTCAGCTTCAAACAATCCAGAACAGTATAATTGACGAAATCCCGAACCTCCTTAGATAGTCCAGAATACTGCGTCAACATCAATCTGCTGCTAAATACTTTATCTATGCTAACTTGCTTGTACCCCATGAGCCTTGTACTTTGTTTGTTTGGTAATAAGCGAAATAACCTCCCGCCTCATTTATGTGATCGAATCCAGTTGTTTTGTCTGGTTCGCCGTTCTTATATGCTTGCTGCTCTAATGCCTCTGTATATACTGGACATGTGTTTGTATTAACATAATATGTCGGTTCGCCTTTAGCTGGTTTAAATCCAATATTAACCGCGTTCACACGATCTTTAACAAATGGATTCTTCGACAGTTTTCTAACAACAAACTTGTTATCTTTTAATATCTGGATATCCGACTTCCCACTTGACTTTCTATTATCTCCACTCGCATCAGGATATATGACAATGCTGTGGTTTGGGAACTTCTCTTTTATAAGTCCGCACATCTCAGGTGTGTCATATGCATTCACTATCTCAGCAACTGCCGTCTTCTTAGTTCCGTCGATAACATGAACAACAGCATTCATTTTAGTAATATTGAAGTCCATTCCGATATGAAGTATATCATTGCTCTGAATGGTCCTGTTTGAATGGTTTGCAACCCTATTGAAGTTTCGATAAACGGTACCGCTTGTTAGGTTTACAAACTCGCCATTCAAATAAGCTTCTAACTGCTCTTCGGTGTAACTCATCATTAGAGTACTGATATAGCTTTCCGATATAAACGGGTTATTCTTCGTTTGTGCTTTAATAAGCTTTTTGTTCTCATGTGGATTCTTAACAAAGAAGTCGTATAAGAACTTGAAGCCCTCAGGCGTTGAAACAAAGTCCAAACTATTTGAAGCACCATCCGGCAGCGGAACACTTAACCTTGCAACTACTTTAATAAACACATCTTTCATGTGTGTAGTCGATAAGATGTCAGCCTCATCAATCAAACTATATCCGACCTCATAACCGATTATAGTATCTGGATTATCCATTGATCTTAAAATGATCTTACCGAACTGAGTTATAAACTCATGATCAGTTTTGTTAAGAACGTATTGAACTCCAAAATCAGAAAGTAACTTCTCAAACTTTGGATAAGCGATATCTTTAATCAAACCATACGTAGGCAGATAGTAAGCAACATCGATTCCTGGATAAGCAAGCTTTTTTAAACAAGTCTTAATTGCTCCAGCTTGAGACTTACCTGATCTGAAACCGCCAACAATACCCGTATGAATGAAATTGCTTTCAATAAATTCGGCTTGATGTTCTAACAGTTCCATTTACTTCTTATTCTTGATTATTGTAAACTCTATCGGTTTAATCTCTGTATCGTACTTGATATCTTTTCTTTCGATCAATCCCAGATCGCGGGCAATTATATTCGGATTAAATGCACCAACTGCAGCGCCCTCAAATTTTTGGGTGTAAATTATTTCTTCCACGCGTGTAATGACTTCGAAAAAGTCTTTGTAAGGCTCTTTTGTTTTATAGTTAATCCACGTCTGATTATCGATGTCAAGGAAGATTCTTAAGCCTGTTAAAGTGTATGGCGTTTCCGTTGGTATTAAAACTTTTTGATTCTTTGCCCCTTTGTAATCTACCTTATTCCATTTGCGTTTGTCGGTGGCCTCAAAGTATTCAACACAAGAAAGCCAAAGCATTTCTGGAGATGAAAAAAGCTTTTCTCTACCGTGCTTTGATCTTAATTTCCACCATTGATTATTTTTCGTCGCTGCCATTAATAAGAGTTTTGATCACAACAAATATACAATTTATAGTAACAATATTTGTTACCGTAGAAATTAATAAAATCAATCATATCAGCATTTAATATTCAACACTATAACAATAATTGTTACCAATAAATAAAAAATAAATGTTAAAATTGTTTCACGTAACAAATATGTTACGTATCTTTGTAGGGTAGAATTGAAACAATTATTAACAATTAAAATTTAAACAATGAAAAAAAGAAAATTAAGCTGGGCGTTAAGGTTAGAGAACCTTATTAGAAAACCAAAAGAGATGTTAGAAGATTGGTTTATATACTGGGTTAAGTATTCAATCGATGAGGAGTTAAATAAAAACATTTTCATGTATGATGAAAGCAACGAAATCCTAGATTACTTCTCAACAACATCAGCCGGATACCAAGTTGGAATGATCATCTTGATGGAAAACAAAAAGTTCTTAATCGAAAGAATTGAAGTAGATAAGAAATGTATTCACTGGGATTTATACGGAAAGGTAATTAACTAAATTTAAAACGAGAGGTCGAAAGGCCTCTCTTAAAAAAACTTAAAAGCATTATGAAAAGATATACTAAAAGAATGATAAAAAAACTAATGAGTTTCCTTTTGCATGATTACTTAGTTTCTTTTGTCGAACAGGAAATGAGTTTTCAAATTCAATTTGTAGAAAATGGAAAAACAATCACAACACATCAAATGTATGTTGTTCCACAGATCGGATGCAAAGTAGATGTAAACGATAGATTGTTTTTGGTTAAAGATATTATCTATTCTCCCTACGGGTCAGCAAACAAAGTAATAGGCAAGTTTATTTAGGGCCTTAATAAAAAAACCTCTCAATTACGAGAGGTTTTACCTTTTGTAGAAAGGAAACTTAATTATTAAAATTAAATTTGCGGTAAATGTAATCATTAATCTTATGGAACCAATCGATAAAATTATAAAAGTATTAGAGGATTTCGGCATGTCTGGCGTTAAAGCAGCCGAAGCTATGGGCATCACTCACGCAACTTTCAGACAAAAGAAAAACGAAAATTCAATACGTCACACTTTCAATGAAAAGAATTATCAAGATTTAGTTTTGTTTATAAAAAACAAGGCTTCGGAACTTTAATCTTTTTTAATCGTCCAGCCAACTGTACTTTTACTACAGGCATCAAAAACAGCATGCTGATACTTTCGACATTCTTCAAGCGTTATTTCTCCTGCTAAAAGCTTTTTAATAGCCTCTTGATGTTCATCATTAGCTTTTTCTATCGCAGGATCTGTTTCAAAGATGGTGCTTGTATACTTATACTTTTCCATGATTTGCTTTTTGCAAATTTACATCAGGAATATTTTAAATCGAAAGAATGGCATGTTAATAATTGTAACAAAAATATTTTCAAGAAATCTATTTACGGATTAAGCTTATTTTGTTTAAAAATAACTTCAAAACGTTTATTTATTTTCAAATAATCATTCTCATTTTTCATGAGAGAAAAATCAGAAATAATTTTGTCCTTTACTTTCAAATCTACGTATGGAGTAATAATTTTAATTTTTCTATTAAAATCTCTAATCATATCGGCTTCAGCTTCTTTTTGACTATTAGAGAACTGTACAGCGATGAATAACATTCCAGATACAACACCTAACACTAAAGGAACAAATTTTGATTTTCCTATTATTTTAACATATTTTAGTTTTTGTTTGTTTGCTTCGGTAATTTCCCTTTCAACATCATCAACACTCTCGATATCAGTTGCTTCATCAGCAATTCTTTTTTCTAAATACCCTCCCAACATATAAGAATAAATACATGCAGCGGTCAGAAATAAAGTTGAAAAAAACATTATAAAAGACATTATTAATGCATCATGATTTCTAGGTCCATGTGCCACTGAAATTATCATCCGGTCGTATAACGATTGAGAGATATTTTTATAAATGTTTGGTATATATTCGTATAAATTCTGAATGGAGTACCATCCCACTCCAACAATTACGGATACTACAACTTTTGCAAAAATTTTACTTGGAGTAAGCTCGTTCTTAAAATCATTAGAAATAATTTTTTTCATACTTTTTTCTTATTTATTCACCTATACAATACCCGATGTTACTCCATTCATAAAAAATATTCCTAATTGAGTTAACTCATATTTGTATCCAGTAGAATCTAGTCTTATCATTCCTAATGACCCTAATTTTTTTATACTTACATCATAATTTTCAGAATAATAAGTAGCATCGATTCTGTGATTTTGGTTTATGTTTTTTAAAAGCTCTAATGTTTTTGTGTCAAAATTTTTATACAATTTCCTAAATTGTTCATAAACATCCTCAATTTTTTTTTCTTTTTCAAGTAGCAAGTTGTATTGATTATTTACAGCTGCGTAACTACTTGTTGCAGATTCCAAGCTCTTTGACATTTCAGAAATATTATTGATGTGTTTTAACTCTAACTGCTCATTAATACCTTCTGCCTTAATAGCTGCATCAATACTCTTTTCAAGTTTAGCTTCTAATGTAGCAATCCTTTTATCTAAAGTTTTCTTATTCTCTAAAGTAAAAATTTGTTTCTTATCAATTTGTCTAACAATATAAGGCTCTGCAATTTTATAATAAAAATCGGTCAATGCTCTAGAAATCCCTAACAGAATAAAAGTTAGCATTAAACTGAAAAGAGAAATGCCAGTAATTTTCCAGAACTCAGGCCAAAAACATATTTCAGAAAAATATTTACGAACGTAATTAATTTTCCATTCCATTGTTCTTTTCGCGTCGAAACTAAAAAAAGCAAAAACAATATCCCAATGCTTAATAAGCCATACACTTAACATTGTTCCTATAAAAGGATTTCTGATTTTACTTTTGTAATTAGACAGAAATGAATCAATATAATCAGTCATATATTTTTATGTTTTTATATTACAAACATAAAAAAAAGCCACTAATATAGCGGCTATCGTTTTTAAATAATCTTTGTTTAAATTTTAAAATTCAATTTTGTTTATCAATTTATTCGCTTCAATAACCAATGGAACATGCTGGCCTCCATACTTCTCAAACTCCTTGACAATTCTTTTTAAAACATCTAACATGTCCGGCGAAGCTTCAATCAATTTAAAATTAGCTGAAACAATCTGCTCCCGTTCTTCTTGATTCTCTTCGGTCGTATCTTCGTCATCTATACACATTGTACAAACAACATTTCCGTCTTGATCGTAAATTGAAGTATCAGACCAACTATGCTCTACTACTTCCCATTTTCTTAATTCATTCATACATTTATGGGTTTAGAAGTATAAGGCAAACCACATTGATTACAACACCATGTTTGGCCTATACTGGATTCACATTTACATTTTTGCGAAAAGTCATATTTAAACTGTTCCGCATATTCTTCCATTGCTTTTAGAACTCTGTCACGAAAAAAAACTGAACTATGATCAACAAATAAATCATCTAATCCCGGGCAATGCTTAATTAATATTTGTTTTGCTGCTTCCATTTTTTAGTTTTTATTTAATGCCTAGCCATTCCGCAAAAGTCAAAGAAGAATCCGAATGCAGATAATCTCTATATCTCTGCTTTGATCTTGGGTTTTTCGGTTTAGGCGGTTTATAATTAAAAGTTTCTAAGTACTCCACTTTCCAAGTTGGGTGGCACGGTAACGGCATTAGCTTTTTATCGTCGTAAAACACCACACCAATATAGTTTCCTTTATCTTCTGTGATTACTCCTTTACGATCTGCAACAGTTACCTCTCTAAACATCTCAGCTGGCACACTGTATCGGTTTCTTATATATTCGAATTCTTCCATTACTATATTTTTAGCTTATTATTTAAATATAATTCTGAGCATTTAGCGCAAAGGCACTCATACTTATCATGGTACTTATCTTCAATTACAATCCGGCTCAAGCATTCTTCACTCCATCGAAACACTATACTGCAGTTTATGCAGCTGTAAAGTTTAATCTCTACTTCTATTGCTGGAGCCGGATTTTTAAAAACAATCTTCATTTATTACTTTTCTATCCATTGCCTTTTCCTTTCTCCACAACATACAAAGCAATCGCAATAATTGCCAGCAGTCCAATTCCCATTCTAACCCATTCTCTTACTGTAATTCCTAAAAATGTTTTCATGATTAAAGTTGTTTAGATTATTTATTTGCTTCATAAAAAGCCCTTGCAAATCCTTGAGAACACATACTTCGAATATCAGTATCACACTTTATAAATTCCCGCGCCCAATGAAACTCTGGAATTAAATCGACTGCTGATTTGTGGAAGTAAACAAGACCAGGCTTTTTTCTTTTACCTCTGATATATAATTTGTCATTCTTTGGCACATCTTCCCAATTCTTATAAATGGTTTCAGGAATGTTGAAGTTTCCCCAAAGAGCTGTTTTCTTTGTCCACGGGCTGCCAAACTCCCACGGCTGGTAAATCATTACTGGAGCGCCGATCACATCTTTTAATTTTCCCGTGGCCGGATTCTCCATGTACCAGAACTTTAACTTGTGGCCGTCCTGTTCACATTCTTTTATTACTCGGAAGCAGTGATTAACTAAGAACATCCCTTTTTCGATATCCTTTTCTTTATCGAATCCAACAGCAATTGAGAAGTGAGTACAAACCGGATTGCAAAGCACTCCGTAAACATTCGGCGGCGGATGATAGTTCTCAACTCCAATTTCAATTCCAACTTTGATAACTTCGTAATCTGGGTCTAAATGATAAAACAAACTATCGCTGCCGATATCCGCACACAGATGTAAAATGATTTTCTTACTCATACTGCATTACTTTAGATTTTGATTTAATTCTTTTTCTTAATATAGAGTTGTAGTTTTCTCTAATAATTGCTTTGGCCTGCCAAACATCTACAGCATTTCCAATGTGTTTTTTTTGCTGTGTCTGGTTTCCAGTAAGAATATAATTCTCAGGAAAACCTTGTATTTTTTTCAGCTCTGCAATCTTCAACATTCTTATGTAAATTTTTTGAATGCCGTTTAAAATCATAAACTCTTTTAGCTCCTTTACAATTTCAGAATCACTCTCTTTTATAAAATCTTTTGGATAGCCTCTTTCGGTCTGTAAAAGATAAATTGGCTTTTTATCTAATCTTGCAATTACCGTAAAACATGACTCATCTAATGATTTTGCTGTTCGTCCAAACTGAGTGTCCATAAGCCAATCTAAACACATTAAATTATGTTTAGGCGTTGTTGTAACCGTATTTGCTGAACTATCAACACTCGAAGTTGTGAGTTTAGAATAATCGTATTGCATATAATGTAATGCAAATCTATCTTTAGTTGTCAAAGTGTTACATGAATCGCCTATTGAGTGAGATCCTCCATTGCCATAATATGAAGTAAGAAAGTGAACTTCTTTATTAATTTCCTTTTTTGCTCCCTCCAGAATTCTTTTGTATGTTTTGTCTGATTTTACTTTTGCAAAAATGCAATTGCCTTTATCTTTTAGATCAAGTATATCTCGAACTGGTTTTCTCTTTTGTAAAGGAAACAATGAATTTTTATCTGGTTTTTTACTATGTGTTTGATCTGGCCATGATATAGGTAAACCTATTCTTGAGAACTGTATAAATAATCTTTCTCTTGATTGGTACGAACCAAAATCAGCTGCATTTAAAATACGTTTATCATAATTGAATCCTAAGGATTTAATCTCGTCAACCCATCTCACATAATCGGTTCCAGCTGTTTTAGATACTGGTTTCCCATTCTCATCTAATGGCCCCCAAGACATAAACTCACGAACGTTTTCAACATAGAAGTAATCAGGTTTCAAAGCCTCCAAATACATTTCCATGTGTTCAGCCAAACTCCTACTATCTGCATCTCTTGGCAATCCTCCTTTAGCTCTACTGAAATTTATACACTCTAAGCTAGCCCAAAAGTTAATTAAGCATTCTGGGAAAAATTTTCTTAATTCTTCCACAAACATTTTAAGTTTGAATACAACTTTAAAATCTCTGATATCCTCAGTAAAATGCAACGTGTGTGGATGGTTCGCTGCATGGCTATCAATCGCCACTTGATCGTGATTAACACATGCAGCAACAAACATATTTGTTATGTTCGAAAAGTGTATTCCTGTTGAGGTACCACCAGCTCCACAAAAAGTATCAATCCAAAAAATTAATAACTCATCTCTTTTATAAGTTCGTTTCACATAATTAATAAACATTGCTATTTGTTCTCTGAACTCTTTTTCTTCTTTAAAATCTATCATGCTTATAATTCAAATAAAGTTGGAACATTGATTTTGTACTCGATACCTTTTAAATAGAAAAGACCATCATCATAATAACTTGGATTCAATTCCGCTGAAATTGCTTTTCTTCCCATCTCAAGAGCCTTGTATGCAGTAGAGAATAAACCTCCAAACGGATCATCAACAACATCTCCTTTCATGGTAAAGCGATTGATTAATCTTTCGATAATGTCTAACTGAAGCGGGCAGATATGCTTTTCTTTTTTTCGATTTGCTTGGTTAGCGTTAAGCGTATGCATTCGATTTACATCCGTCCAAACCATTTCATTTGATGAGGTTGGCGGGATTGTCATAAACAATCGGCTGAGCTTTCCTGCTTTATCCAAGTCGCTGCAAACTTTCAAATGCTCTTGAAAATTGTAAACATTAGATTTGTCAAACTCCCTCCAGCGATTAAAGATTGTTTTCATCTCAGCAGTAGAAAGTTCCTGAGAACTCATAAATCTATCTCCAGATGATTTCCAATAAGCATGAGCATCTAGCTGCCAATTGTCAACAGGATAAATCTCTTCAATTGGCGAAAAATGATCAGTCTCACACTTGACACAACAAACAACATCATCAATAACTTTGATCTCTTTTTTGTCTTTTAGATCAACAATCTTTTGACAAGTGTTACAATAAACCTCGTGTTCATTTTTAGCTTTAATAACTGGTTCATCGGCATAAGCGTTATTCATTTCCGTTGGGCGCTTTCTGAAAAGAAGAATGTACTCAGGAAGTCCAACCCCCATTTTTGTGGCATCTTTACACTGTTCCGACCAACCCAAACGATAGGTTTGATTATTCTCGCGAACAACATCGGTTGTCACTGTGATCTTTCCTACTAAGTAGAATCCATGTTTTACAAAGTGCGAAACTGTTTTACCAGAGAAATCATCTATTGTAGTGAATGAAGTTCCGTTTTGGTATGAATAACGGATCCTGTCTTTAACATGGATTGCAGCGATTTTGCCAGGTTTCAATGTTCTTAAAAGATGAGGTGTTAAATAGTCCATCTGTTTAAAGAACTCTTCATTTCCGTTGTTATGCCCGAAGTCATTATAATTGTCTGAATACTCATAATGATCTCCAAAAGGAATTGAAGTCAAAATCATGTCGGTTGAATCATCGGCCATGTTCTCATGTACATGAACTGTATCATCATTAAAAACAGTTGCGTTTCCAATTGTAGCGCTTCTTTTATTTTTGAATATTTGTCTTTTCATATCAGCTGTAATTTTGTCTGTGTTAAGTCCATATTCACGGACCAGATTTATCATTTCAGTTTGAAGTTCAATGTGCTTTCTCCATTTATCTTTTAAGGTTTTCAAAACCTCACGTTCGTTGTTTGTAAAGATTACCCAGACATTAACTTCTTTTTCTTGCTTGAATCGGTAGAGCCTGTGAATACCTTGTATGAAGTCGTTAAACTTATAATCGATTCCCACATAAATCATGTTATTGCAATCCTTTTGAAAGTTGCAGCCCGAACCCGCAATCTTTGGTTTGGTACTTAGAATCTGATACATTGAATGTTTAAAGTCAATCAGCAGTTTTTCTTTCTCACTGTTCTTCTGGCTTCCAGTGACTGTGCGTAAATCGATATGCTCATCTGATTTAAATCTCTTTTCAATAGCATCGCGTTCTTTATCGATATGGTGCCAAAGAATCCAGTTACTGTATGGAGCATTTTCTTTTACGATCTGGTAGGCTTTTTCAACTCTGATATCAATCGATTCGTTTTTCTCTTTTGAAGTATCAGGAAGACTTTTAGTAAGGTCTTTAAACATTACAATTTTGCCGTCTTTATTTGTAATAACTCCCTCCGGGCTGTTATCGATTTCAACTTCATGGAAGTTTAGTTTCGGAAGATTGTAACCAGTATCATCATATCCTAAATCCGATGGTTTATTTATGAAAACCGCCCAAGAAGAAACCCATTTCCAAAACTCCTCTTTCTTATTTTCGTAAAGAGTAAGATGTCCAGCTTTCGTTGAATCTCTTTGAAAGAATCTAGTAAGCGCATGACCGCGGTCAATTACCCCCAAGAAGTCTGCATAATTCAATATCTCAATAAAATCATTTGGAGTTGGTGTAGCCGTTGCAACGAATCTATAATTGATCGTTCCGAAATGCTTTAAAACATAATTCGTTGTTTCAGTTTTAAGATTTCTTAAAATACTTGCTTCATCGAATGAAACACCTCCAAAGTATTCTGGCTTGATATCTCCTTTGCGAACACGCTCGTAGTTGGTAACATAAATTGCATTCTGCAGTATATCTACTTCGTCAGTATCAGTAATGTATTTTATATCGAAACCAGTTTTTAAAAGATCGTTATCATCTCGGAACTCTCCAACTACTCCCAACGGCATGCAGATCAAAAAAGGCTTTCCAGTTATTTCAATAATCAACCTGGCAATTTCCAGCTGCATTAATGTTTTACCAAGTCCGAAACTTGCAAATATTGCTCTGCGACCTCCAGCAATTGACCAATGAATTATGTCTTTTTGATGAGGTAATGCAATTGGATTGATTCTGTTTTTGTCAATGTCTACTCCGTAACTCTCAGCGATTACAATTTTGTTTTCTAAAAATTCTGTATAGATCATCGTTATGATTTTAAATTTGGTTTAAAGAAGAAAGCATATTCTTCTCTCAAAAATTCGACTTCTTTAAAGGTTAATTTGTGACTTGTTTTGATGTTTCCGATGTCGTTTTGAGTAATTGTAACTTCATCGCCATTATCTCTAAAAATGAAATAGGTGCATTCTTTTGAAATCGCTTTCACTATGTAAACTGAATCATCCATGACATTCTATTTTCGGAAAGACTTCCCTTTGAACTCGATGATATTAAACATCTCATAAATCCTATCCCATACACGCCCGCCGTATTTTTCGCCCAGCTCATCGATCGCTGCTTGAAGATCATTTTCATATCCCTCTTTATAGTTACAGATCATATAAGTTTTAGAACCTAGGCGATATCTTTCTTCAAGAATCTCTTTGAAAATATTAACTTTTCCATAGTTGCTTGCGGTACGCTCTGTTTTCAAATCATCAAAACATACAGTACGATGCCACATTAATTTTTCAAACTCTTTTCTTAGAATGGCAGCATCATCTCCAGTACACTTTTCAAACATTGTTACCGCTTCGTTTGCTGAATAAGTTTTGAAACCTAACTTTGGAATGCCTTTAAAAATTTTCTCAAACACTTCCATCGTTGAGGTTTTCCCGTTTCCGTATGGACCAATAATCAAAATTCCTTTGTCAAAACTTGGTTCAGATAATGTTGATAGATTGTCACATTTGAAAAAGCGTTCATCTTTTGTGAAATAATAAATGAGAGGCTCAAGGTTTTTTATTGTATTCTCAACTTTAATAAAAGGTCTGTTTTTTACCAACGGGAAGTTCGATTTAAACAGATTAAACAACTGTCTTGCAGTGATTGAAAATTCAACTTTTGGTTTTGGTTTCAAAAGTTTCTCAAAGTAACTAAGTTCATATTCTAACTGCTCTGGAGTTTGGCCGACTTGTTTTTTTTCGTACACTTCAATCTCCTTTTTTTGAGTTTCAGTTAACTTGTCCTGAACTAAAGACTTCAAGTAAGAGTATTTATTTACTCCTATTGAAATGATTTCAATTTTATCTGTTTCTGTTGAATCCTCCTGTTGGTTTTTCTGGCGCTCCATGTTGATAATTGTTTTTTAATTCAAAGAATCCTTTCCATCCTTTAGCCATTGACTGGTTCATAATTAAAATTGCAGTTTCTTCCAGTCCATTTGAAAGATTTGTAAGCTCAGTTAGTGATGCTTGTTCACTTTCGATTGATTTGTAATTGAACTTATGTTCTTTTGCTTTGTAAGCTTTCCACAACTGCCATTGAACTTTAAACTTTTCCGTTTCAAAAGGAAGATCAACTTCTGATTTTTGAACTTTGGCTTTTGCTTTTTTTGGTTTTCCACTTTCAACTTCATATACAGTTCCAATTTCAATTATTTTTTTCGCGGGTTCTTTTTCTTCTTTAACTTCTTCTTCATATATATCTACATCTTCTTTTTCATCTACAAGCTTAAAGTAAGCTTGATTCGAGCTTGGCTCAAGCTTGAGATTGTTTTTAAGCAAATCTCTAAAGACAGGTTTATGCGGGTTGTAATTTTCAGTTAAAGTGCCGTAATTGACTTTTATAAAATCAATAAGTAAAATTTTATCCTTTAAAACATTTATAAGAGTTGCAAAGCTCTCTTCGAATTTTTTCAGATTGAACTCAAAGCCATTATCAAACTCAAATAAGTCTTCATCAATATCCCAAACCCCTGACTTATCGCAATGTGTCCATATGTAATACCAAGTTAGCTTCAAGCTTGGTTCAAGCTTGCGGAAAGCTTTAGGTAGTATTTCGTTGTCAATAAAACGCTTTGCCATTTATTTGATATTTACTTTGTTTTTATTACTCGGATTAAACCGATGATTTGAGTTTTTATGAACTCTTTCATGACAATATTCACAAAGAGTAACCAACCAACACAGATGATCTAGTTCTGCTCCTACAATTGATTTTCCATTTACATAGTAAGTAATGTGATGAGTTTCTAATCTTATAATTGAATTGCATTCAATGCACTTAAAATTATCCCTAAGCCTCACTTTACTTTTCACCTCTTCCCAGTAAGGATTTGATTTAAGTGATTTCCTGTAATTGGTTGGTCTGCCCTTTTTGTGATTTAGTCTTGACATTACTTTTTCGCTACTTTCTTATTTCCTTTTAGCTGCTCAAAGAATGCTTTATTTCTTTCACTTGAATTAAACAAATCAGCAAGTTGATGATCTGGTATTTTAGATATCTTAGCAAGCCTTAAAACCCCATCAAACAATGTGTAGTAGTAGTAATTTCCATTAAAGGCCACTTCGTAGGTAGTTGCTGCATCAAGATTTATCTCAGTAATACCTTTTCTTACTTCCTGAGAAAGAGCTTCTATTTTGCTAAAACAAGCACTTACCGTTTCTTTTGCTCTTTTCTCAGATTCTTTTGCAACTTCGGTCTCTCTAGCGCGTTCAAGATGCTGGCTTTGATAAACAGGAAGATTTTGCTCTAACTCTGTGATGTATTCAGTTCGAATATGATCTTTCTCATAATCATCAAGCAAGCGAATTGTTTCTACTTGCTTAGGCATTGCGATGAAGTTTTCGCTAATGAATTTTTGAACATCTTCTGGAGAACTGAATTCTCCTAATACCTCTGGCACTTCACTTGTTTTAGCAGTAAACTCAATTACAGCTGGTAAATAATTTTTTACGATTTCCATGATTAAAATATTTAGTTAAAATTGTGTGTTAAGTCCGTCTTTCTCTTGATGACATTCTCGACATAATATTGTGATGTTTCCGACATTCCAACATTGTTCTGATTGGCCATTCTCTTTTGCTTTTTTAACCGATATATCATGCGAACAATCTAACCTGGTTCCAGATGCGTTTTTCCCGCATTGCTCACAAAAATTATATCTGTGTTCATCAAATTGCTTTTCCAATGCAGCTGCTTTTGCAACTCTCATTTTAGCTTCAATCTGCGCTGTTGTGAATTTTTCTCCTGTTGAGGTTTTATAAAGATTTGCCATTACTTAAATTCTACATCAATTGGTTGTTCTAAATCTTCATTTGGCAATGGTATCTGATATTGAAACATCTCCCATGCAAGTTGGCGGCATGCCTCATGATATTCTTCTTGGCCGAAAGTGGTATTCTTTGTAGTTGATTTTGGTTTTCGAATTGTCTCATGGGTTATTGGGTTTATTGCAACTTCTCCCGTCGAATCATCTATAACTTCTTCAAAACTTAGATTTGATTTTAAGAACTCATGAACATCAGATTCTAAATAGATATCTCCCCATTCTTCGCGAAGTATGTTTTTCCAATGCTCGACAATTACACCCCAGTAATAGCGGTTTTGCTTATTGCTTCTTTTGTTGTAATGGCGCTCAATGGTTACAGTTACTTTTTTCCCCTCATAAACTCCAATTGCATCAATTATTAAGTTTCTATTTCCAACAAACTTTCCGTTTTCAACTTCAGTTGTAACCGCTATTTTTCTAGGTGTAGGCATTATTCAAATGATTTAAGTCTTAATCTTTTTCTCTTAATTGCTTCTGTTAGCCGTTTTTCTAATTTTGCAATGTCGATGTCATTTCTTGGAATTTCAAGAACAAAAAGGCGCTTGTTTTCATTCTTGAATCGGGGATCATAACTAATGAAATACCAACTTTTTCTGTTTGTGATATACATGCTGCCTTGAATCTGCCAGTAGTACTTTGTACATTCTTTTTTGAAGTTGGATAAGGTCAAGTGTTCTAGATAATACAGATGAGTTTTACTGTCTGGACATTTTGTTTCAACTCCTTTTCCATCTCCAATTAATCCATCTGGCGTGCATCCAACATCGTTAGTTAATGGAACATACTCCTGATCTTCTCCATAGTTGTAAACCTCAATTCCAAACTGCTGCATAAACTTTTCGACAGCCTCAATCTCAGTATCTTTGCCATGCTCAACAGATTTTGTTGCGAGCTGTTTGTTTTCATTTGTTGTGACAACTTCAAGAACTTTCTCAGTAACATAAGTTATGGCTCCATCGGGAAATCCCTCCTTATCTTCATATCCCATCAGCCTCACAAATTCAGAAGCGGTAAACTTTCCTTTTCGGAGTTCGAGCCATTCTTCCTCTTTACTTTTTTGATTCATTTTATTAAGAGCGGATTCATGTTCCGCTCTTAATTCATCTAAATCAATCCCTGCTAAACTATTCTTCGTTAGCATCAAAAATGTTTATGTTAAGCTCATCAACATCAAACAATGGAATTTCATTTCCTCCAGTTGTTTTACTGCTACCGGTACATTTAATACTTACACCTTGACCGATTTTAGTATTCATCAAAGCTTGAATTAAAACAGTTTGTCCAGCTAGAAACGCTTTTTCTCCATCATGCAGCTTTGCCATGAAGTAAGTTGCTCCTTTTGCATCAGTAGCTTCTTTGAATCCTAAGAAGAAACATTCTACAGCTTCGTTTTTTTTTGCAATCCATTCTGATTTTTCCATATAGGAAACTGTCAATTTTCTACTAACACCCGCTTCTTTCAATGCTCCAATAGCATTTGTTGACGGCATGATAAAAGTTACTTCTCCATTTTTTGGAAATAATTCCGGCTTTACATTTGATTCCATTTGTTATTTGATATTTAAAATTTGATTATTGAATGCGATAATTGTTTTGTTTAGTCCATCTCGTATTGAGAGAAGTTCTTTTGCAATGGCTTGATCTTTAATTTCTGGAAAGTCAGCAGTAAAAAGCAAACTCTCGATGTACTGCATTGCTTTCTCCTTGTCTGGCTTAAGCTCTTCAATTCTTTTCTTCTCAGCTTCTTCTTTCTCCTTAGCTTCTTTATCAGCTTTTTCTTTAGCAATTCTGTCAGCTTCTGCTTTTTCCTTTACAGCAACTTCTTCTTTGCGTTTTTTCTCAGCTTCATCAATTGCTTTTTGCTTTTCGTCAAGTTCTTTTTGCTTTTTAGCATTTTCATCAGCAACACGTTTGTTTTCGGCATCAATTGCTTTTTGCTTCTCCTCACGTTCTTTAGCTTCTTTTTTATCAGATTCCTCTTTTGCTTTTTTTTGGGCTTCAAACTCAGCTTTTTCTTTTGCTAGTTTCTCATAAGCAAGTCTTGCCTCTTCTTTTTCTGTTAGAGACTTTACTTTGTCATCTAATTGTTGTTTCAGCAATTGAACTTTTGAAGCAAACTGTAACTCGAACTCTTCAAATTCACTGACATCAGTATTGTTTATTGATTCGTTCATTTCGACTTTAAAACTTTTAATTTTATCGAATAGCAAGCTTTCAATTTGACCTTTTTGTAGTTGATAAAATGTTTCGATTTTATTTTGAATAGCTTCTTTTCTCTCTTTTTCAGCTTTCTCCTTTTCTTCACGTTCCTTTTCCTTTGCGGCTTCATAGCGACGAACCTCCATTTGCTGCTTTTCTTCGTGAGGAAGAGTAATATCAATCAGATTTTTAGTTTCAGTACTCACTTCATTACGGACAATTTTAAGTTTTGAAGCAATAAGTGTTTCTTGCTTTTCAATTGTCGTTCTAGCTGTCACATACGCTGTTCTGCTTTTTTTTGCCTCTTCGTAGGTTTTATTATCAGTGATCGCGACAAAAGGATTTTCTTCAACTACTGCTTCTTGTTTTGCTTTCCATCCCTGCAACTCTGGAAGCATTGAAGCTTTTACTGATTCCAATGAGATTATTTCAGTTTTTTTAACTTGATTTTTCATTTGAATATTTATTAAAATTTGATTTATGAATGAATTTGTAACTTTCGATTGTTTCTTCTGAGCAGAAGCGCTCACTTCTTTGATTTACATGCCCGAATGAGTTTTTTTGATCTGGAATTACATTTCCGTTTCTATCAATCAACTCTAAAGTGTGTAATCCTGAATCTCTAACAACTTTTACTCTAAGGAAAAAGCCTGTGTCCGTTTTGTATATTTGATTTATTTTAATTGTCATGATCTATAATTTAAAAACTGTGTAAACTGTAACCCCTCCGACAACAAAACCAATAACAAAAGCGATTATAAATGCTATAACAAATAGGTTAAACATTCTGTTACCTCTTTCTGTATCTAAGCCCATTTATTTGATTTTTTCAAGTGCCATCTTAACTCTTACGGCATCGCGTTGATTAACATTTTTTACTTTATTGAAAAGCCAGTCTTTAAAAAATGCTTTTCTAATATTTGATTCTATATCCATAAAATCAGGGTCTTTAGTTTGCTGAAAACGAAACCTAATTTTTTCACTTAAAAGAAAATTTGAAATCAATTCACTAAGCTTTTCTTTGTCTGAAACTAGCAAGCTGAAAAAAGGATACTTTTCATCGTTAAATACCTTATAGCAGTTGAAAACAAAATGATCTTTTAATCTGTCAAATGATAAAAAAAGTAGGTCTGGATTGTCCTCAGAAAGTTTTTTACTTGTACTGAGGACTTTATAAATCTGTGCTTCGATTGATAATGACATGTTAATAAGGATTAGAGGTTATAAATTGCAGATCGTTTTTAATTTCATCCGCGTTACTTGTTTGGAGTTTGGCAGCCAGATCAGATATCGAACTGCAGACTGTAAAATCTTCTGTTTTATCAAACAACAATCTCAATGCTTGGGCTAAAACTTTCTTTTCTTTTTTAGTTAGTGCATCCATGATTCGTATTGTTTAATGTTGAGATTAACAACCTCGTAAGTAGTTGTTTTTGGTTGTTGCTTTAAGAGTGAAAGTCTTTCATCGTTAACTGGAATCAATTCACTTCTAAGTTCATTTAGTTGTTGAGCAACTTTTGCATGTCTTACTTTCATCACTTCAACCATTGAAAGATTGGTTTCTTGAGAATAAAAGTTCAATAATCTTGAACAAACCCATTTAAGTTTTTCGAAAGCCTTAATTTTTTTATTGATTGTTACGGCTTTATCTGTAATTTCTTCTAACTTTGTCATTCTATTTGTTTATTTATGCCCTGCAAGGCGTTAATAAAATTTGATCTAAAACCGTTCATGTCCGTGAGCGGTTTTTTTATTTGGTCAAACAAGCAACTGCTTTTAATTTAAGTTCTGGTGTCATTTCGAATCTGCCCTTTCGGGTGGAGTTGGAAGCTCCCAAACTATCCAACTCCATTTCTAAGTAACTCTTACGGCTAGTAATTGAACTTAATCCTTGTTTAAAAAGCTCTTCTTGAATATTTAAGTCTTGAAGCTGGCTTTTTATAAATTGTATTTTATCAGCCTTGTTCATCTGTAAAAATTTCAGATTCTTTTAATCCAGTAAACTTTACAATTGCTTCAATAGATCTCTTTTTTGTAAGGTTCTCGTGAATTGGGGATGATAAAATCCATCTTCGCATTGTGTAATAAGATTTATCTAACTCTAAAGCTATTTTCATCTTAACCTCATCGGTTCCTAATTTTTCCTTTGCTGCTGTTGTTAGTTCCAT